GAGGTTGAAAGAGGTGTAACAGATACAGTTAAAGAACAATTAGATGCAAAAAATAATATTGTAAAAACAAATGGAGAAATAAAAACAAGTGTTGAAGCAATAACACCAGCAGAAAAAAAGGCTAGAGAAGAGGCCGAAGAATTACAAAAAACATTTGAAAAAATAGGAGAGTCTGTTAGAAATGATTTAGTTACTAATTTAAGAGAGGCTGTAAAAGGAAGTCAAAGTTTTGGTCAAGCAATAGGAAAAGTTTTAGGTAATTTAAAAGACAAATTAATTGATCTTGCTTTAAACAAAGCTATAAGTGGTATTGGCAAATCTTTAAGTGGTGGTAAAGGGTTTGGCGGTTTTTTAGGTGGGTTGTTTGGTAAGGAAAGAGGAGGAAGAGTATCGGCTGGAGGTGCTTTTGTTGTTGGAGAAAGAGGCCCCGAAATACTTCAAATGGGTTCAAAGGGTGGCAATATAATTCCAAACAGTCAAATCGGTGGAGGAGGTGATTCTGTCGTAAATAATATTTCAGTTAGCGTTGACGCATCAGGATCTAATGTTGCTGGCTCATCTGCTGGTGGTAAAGAGTTAGGGCAACAGATAGCGGCAGCGATACAATTAGAACTAATCAAGCAAAAACGTGTTGGAGGATTATTAGCATAATGGCTACTTTCCCAAGTATTACTCCACAATATTCAACACAAGAATCTGTTGTACAGGACAGCTTGCGAATAAAATTAGGTGATGGTTATGAACAGCGTTTTGTTCAAGGACTGCCAGCAAATAAAAGATTAATCACTTTAAATCTTACATTTAATGTTTCAACTACAGATGCAACAACGATAGATACTTTTTTAGATGCAAGATTTGACGATCAGGCAAACTTTGATTTTACACCGCCACATCATTCTTCTGCTCTAAAATTTATTTGTACCAGAAGATCAAGAACAGCAATATTAAATAATAGAGTTACTATGAATTTAACTTTTGAACAAGTAGCAGAACCATAATGGCAATTCCAGTATCTGAATTACAAAAACTAAATCCTAGTTCAAGAATTGAACTGTTTGTAATGGAGCTTGTAGAGGGTTTACATTATGCCACAGGAAACCCAACAAGTGTGCCTACGACATTTAGATTTCATGCTGGCTCAAGTATGAACTCAAATGCTGAAATAGTATGGCAAGGTAATTCTTACCAAAGATTTCCTATAACATTTGAAGGGGCTGAGTTTACTGGTAAAGGCCAAGTACCTAGACCAATTTTGACTGTTGCAAATTTAGGAGGCATTAGCAGAAGTGGGTCAGTTATTACTGTTACTGATTTGATGATAATTGTAAATTTAACTACACCTCATAATGACTTGGCAGATGCAAAAATTACACGCATAACAACTCTTGCAAGTGAACTGGACGCAGTTAACTTTCCTAGTAGTAGTAATCCTTTTGGTACTCCATCATCAAATGAATTACCACAAGAAATATTTTTTATTGATAGAAAAACAAACGAATCTAGAGAAGTTGTACAGTTTGAGCTTGTAGGTGCGTTAGATCAGGCCAACAAAAAATTACCTAAGAGACAGGTGACAAGAAATGAATTTGCAGGAGTTGGTTCATTTATCAACAGATAATGACTTATATTTGGAAACAAGATGCAATAAATCATGCTATAGAATGTGATCCAGAAGAGTCATGCGGTATTGTTGGAGTAAAAGATAATCAAGAAAAATATTATCCTTGTAAAAATATATCTAATGAACATAAGGTTGAGTCTTTCGTTATTGATCCTTTAGATTATGCTGAAGTTGAAGATGCAGTAGATGAAATTGTTGGTATTGTTCATAGTCACCCTCAAGACATTTTAGAATTTTCTGAATCTGATAAATATAGCTGTAAATCAATAGATTTAACTTTTTACCTCGTTTCACCGAAATCAGATAAAATAGCAGTAATTAAACCTGATGAGATAGATGCTTAAAAAAATAAAAGTTTACGGAAAGCTAAAAAAATTTTTAGGTCAGGCTGAATTTGAAGTTGATCTCAATACACCTAGAGAAGCAATAAGTTTTTTAATTTGTAATTTCAAAGGTATTGAGAAACATATGGAAGATCAGTTTTATACTATACAGGTTGGAACAAGAAAAATAACAGAAGATTTACTTAATATTCAAACACAAGATGATATAAAAATAATCCCTGTTGTTCATGGTAATTTTTTCTCAATTATACTTGGTGGTGTATTAACTTCATTAGGTAGTGGCTCAACTGTTTTAGGTTTAACACTAGGTAAGATGGTTGCACCGATTGCAACAGCTATTGGAACAAGTATGCTTGTAGATGGAGTCACAACTATGCTGACACCACAACAAAGTACAATGTCACCTACAAGTCAACAAGATAGTTTAGACCCAGCAGCTTTGGCTTCAAACTATTCTTTTACAGGGCTGACAAATATCAGCAATGCAGGTGTTCCAGTAAATTTAGTATATGGAGAAATTTTAGTAGGTTCTATTGTAGTTTCAAACGGAGTTGATACTGTACAAGTAGAGGGCAACAACTAATGGCTATACAGGAGTTTGACCAGAATACAGTATTTAATAACCCTGATCTTCCTAGTGGTGCGTTATCTTCCAAGCAATTTAATACAATTGTTGAGCTTTTAGGTGAGGGAGAAATTGAAGGTTCAGCAACAGCATCTAAAGCTAGTATTACAGATAAAACCTCAACTGCTTACTTCAACGCTTTTAAGAAGGATATATTCTTAAATGGCACTCAAGTTTTACAAGAAGCCGCAAGTAATACATCACCTCAAGACAGCGACTTTAATTTCAAAGATGTTGGTTTTGACTTTAGACTTGGAACATCAAGTCAGACATTTATTGAAGGAATTTCAAATATTGAAACTGAAACTGTTATTGGCACAACAGTCACAACCTCAACCCCTGTAACTCATACTGTAAGCTCAAGTGATATAAATGCTGTAAGGGTTACACTAAGATTTCCTTCAATGCAAAAATTTGAAGATGATGGGGATATAAATGGAGTCTCAGTAAACTTATTAATAAAAACTATAGAAAATGATGGAACAACAACTACAGTTATTGATGACACAGTAGAAGGAAGATCGACAAACGCATATTTTAGAGATTATATTGTCAAATTAAAGTCAACAACATCTTTTCCTGTAGCGATAAGAGTTGAAAGAGTAACCGCAGACAGCACAGATGCAAAACTTGTAAACGCCTTTCAATTTAATCAAGCTACAAATATTATTTTTGAGCAGAACGCATATGCAAATACGGCTCATGTTGCATTAAGGTTCAATGCTGAACAGTTCCCTAGAATACCAAAAAGAGTTTATAGAATTAGAGGTCGTAAGGTAAAAATTCCACATAATGCAACTGTAGATTTGCAAACTGGTGCAATATCTTATGCTGGAACTTTTAACGGAACTTTTAAAACAGATAAAGAGTGGACAACTGACCCAGCTTGGATTCTCTATGACTTGCTTATAGATACAAGGGCAGGGTGTTCTATTCCAGAAGCAAATCTAGATAAATTTAGTTTTAAAACAGTCAGCGAATATTGTGGAGAATCTGTGGATGCTGGTAATGGTGATGGCTCTACGGAGCCAAGATTCAGTTGTAATATCAATATTACGCAGCAACAAGAGGCATACACATTAATAAATTCTCTTTGTTCTGTAATGAGAGTAATGCCTTTTTATTCTGCTGGTGGTATTGCCATATCTCAAGATTCACCAAAATCGCCCTCATACTTATTTACAAATGCAAATGTGACAGAGGCGGGTTTTTTATATGCTGGCTCAAGTTTAAAAACAAGACATACAGTAATTAATGTCAGTTATTTTGATATGACAACCCAAGAAGTTGATGTTGAAACTGTTGAAGCTGATTCTGCAACTCAAACTAAATATGGTGTTGTTGTTAAAAATATTAAAGCTTTTGCCACAACTAGCCGAAATCAGGCAAGAAGATTAGGAAGATGGTTTTTATATAATGAGCAAAATTCTGGTGAAACTTGTTCTTTTACAACAACTGCGGCTGCTGGTGTGCTTGTGCGTTGTGGTGATGTAATAGAAATATCTGATAGATTAAAAGCTGGTGTAAGGCGAGGTGGACTTCTTAAAAGCGTTACAAGTACAACTGTTGTTGTATTAGATGATTCAACAAATACAGATATACCAGCGATTACAGATAATCCAACAATTTCTATTATTTTACCAGATGGCTCTTTAGAAGAAAAAACAATAAGTAGTATTTCTGGAGCGACAATTACTGTATCATCTGCCTTTAGTGCCGCACCAAATCAACACGCACCATATATTCTTGAAACCTCAAATTTACAAAGTTCAACTTGGAGAGTTGTAAGCGTTAAAGAAAATGAAGATAAAACTTTTGCCATAACAGCTTTATCTCACGATTCTGGTAAATATGCTTTTGTTGAAGATGGCACAACAATGCCAACAAGAACTATTAATACTTTGACAACTATTTTAAACAAACCAGAAGGATTGATTGTAAGTGAAAAAATTGTAGAAATAAATAATAAAGCTGTAAGTAAATTAATTCTTGATTGGCAAACCCAATCAGGTGCAACTAAATATGAAGTTCAATATAAATATGAGAATGGTGATTTTAAAAAGATTGAAACATTATCGAGTGACGCAGAGATATTTAATACAGATGCTGGTGAGTATGAAATAAGAGTTTTTAGCTTCAACGCTTTGGGACAGCCATCAAGAGAACCAGCTACAACAACTTTTAATGCTGTTGGTAAAACAGCACCACCTTCCGATATTACAAATCTTACTTATGAAGTCGTTGACGATAAAAATATTAAACTTAGATGGGACGCTGTTGCAGATGCTGATGTTAGAGCGGGTGGCCGTATTCATATACGCCATTCACCTAAAACAGATGGAACAGGAACTTTTCAAGATGCAACAGACCTTGTTTTTGGTTTAAGTGGAGCAAGTACAGAAAAAGTTGTAAGTTTGCTTGAAGGCGAGTACATACTTAAAGCACAAGATGACGGAGATAGGTTTAGCACAGGGGAAACATCTATTGTAATAGATTTACCTGATTCACAACCTAAGTTATTAGTACAAGCAAGAAGAGAAGATCTAGACAGCCCACCATTTCAAGGATCAAAAACTAATATTGGGTTTGATTCTGGTACAAACTCAATAAGTTTGTCTGGTACAGGTAATTTTGATGACAGTACAGATATTGACTCAGAAAACTCTATTGATGACATTGGAGGAGTATCTTCTACTGGTACTTATTTATTCAATGAAACTTTAGATCTTGGTGCTGTCTTTACCCTTAATTTAAGAAAACTTATACAAAGTGATTCTGTATATTCAACAGATTTATTTGACTCTATTGTTGATCTTGATACAAGACAGGATTTTGATGGAACAGCAAGTGTTGATACAAATGCTGAAGTATTTGTTCAATTTTCACAAGACGGAACTTCTTATAATAATTTTCAGAAATTTGCAAATGGTGAGTTTAAAGGAAGAACTTTTAAATTTAAAACTGTATTAACAACAAATGATACAAACCAAGATATAAGAGTTTCACAATTAGGTTATTTTGCTGAATTTAAACAAAGAACAGAGGTTGGATCTAAAACATCTAGTGGTAATACTTCAGTTACATACGACCATCCTTTCTTTACTGGTACTTCTGCACTTTTAGGTGCTAATTCCAATTTACCAAGTATAGGAATTACAGCTTTTGATATGCAAAGCGGTGACTTCTATGAAATAACAAATAGAACTGGTAGTGGTTTTGAAATACATTTTAAAAACAGTTCTGGTGCATCAGTAGCAAGAAACTTTAACTTTACTGCCATCGGTTTTGGTAAAGGGTAAAATTTAGGATATACTTAGAAAAAAAGTTGGTTTGCTATGTCAAGAGTCGATAATACTGGTGGATCTGGCTTTACCGTTGATAATGGTACTGGTCTTGTAGTTCGTACAAAATTAAACCAAATAATTGCTGCACTTAGTACATTGAATCAAGGTTCTGGAGACCCCTCAATCGGTGTAGCAGCTTATGTTCCACATATTGATGGCGATACCTTAAAAATTAGAAATTCTGCAAATAACGCTTTTGTTACTTTGGGTGATGTATCGGCTACAAACTTCGGTCATGCTGGATTGTCAGCAGCAAATACTTTTACTTCAACAAATATATTCCAAG